ACATCGCCACTCCCCCTGCCATAAAATAATTATAACAATATATTAAGAAAAGTGGATCAGGCACCACCCTGACCCACGCTAACCCACTCACCTACGCTATGATTATCTGTTCTCTTACGCGCAGGGTGACTTTAACATTGAGCGACGGCAAACCCCTTCCGTCTTTGTCTTACAATTCTATCACCCAGTCCGCATCTTTGTCAAGCGTCACCCAGAAGTGATTGCGCCCATTGAGTGATGTAAGAAACACGCGATTGCCCATGTGTTGCTCGATGATCACATGTGCATCAGAATCCATAAGATTTGCGAAGCGATTCTTTGCTTTGCGCGAAATGGGTGTGACGGTTGCGAGTTCCATGATCTCGATGTGTTTTGGTATGTGTGCATACTAGTCGAGATGTGTATCTCGTCGAGATTATGTGTGCCACTTGTGCGACTGTCACATGATCTCGACTAGATTTTCTCGACTAGATTTTTAGATGAATGATACGATCAACTTAACGATAAGAACTCCGAGAACTAGATTTCCCAAAAACTTCCAGGAAGAATTGCTCATTCGTTGGTGGGGTGATTAACAATTTGGTCTTCAATTTGATTCGCAAGTTCATTCATCCATTCACGATCTTCGTCCTCTTCGTATTGTGCATTGTCCCGCACAATTTGTAACAGGAAGTCGATTTGTTCGTCGGTGAAATGATACTCTTTGAGTGTGTCAGTCATTATCAATTAGAGGGAAAGTTTTTGCAGACAGCATCACACAGGACACGAACTAAGTCATCGAATTGTTCCTGTGAGTTGGGGAAATGTTCGCAAAAGAACTCATCACAGATGGCATCAATGTCCTCCATAAGTTGTTCCCGAGCACTCAACATTTCAAGTTTGTTGTTAGTCATTTGTTCAGGGGTGCGATGTTGAGAAATAGCATACGAATGGGTTCTCCTTGTACCCAAAATGACACAGCATAATCATCCACTTCAATGTCACCATCTACAGTGGAGAGATCAACATAATCCTGCCCATCCTTGTCAGCGATGTAAGGATTATCATCCGTATCATACCCTACAAAATATAGAATATCATTCACACAGACAGCATAAGCATCAGCAAGCAGATTGTGGAATTGGTTGAGAGTGATGGTAGTGTTAGTCATTTTCTCAGGGGAGAATTGAAGTAACGAGTGAAGCATAGCACCACGATGATGCCAGTGGAGATGACACCGACCAGTCCGAGAACTGTCACAGTGTCGCCAGCGAAAGTGTAAGTGTCAGGCATCTTCCCAAAGCAGGTGGATTTTGTTGCGAATAGCATAAACATCTTCCGGATCATACTCATCAGAATCCAGAGCATTGCCGATGAAGTTGTAGATCAGATCCCACTGATCTTCAGTGAAGAAATCTTTGATGCTGGTGATAGTTTCCATCAGAAGTCCCAGTTAGAGTTGAGGAAAGCGTTCCAGGTGAGTTCATCATTGTCTTCTTCATCCCGCATTTCGGGGATGTCCCAGATCTCACCAGGAGCATCAGCGATTTCGATCCAGAGAGTGTCTTCCATGTGGTTGAGGTGTGTGGTTGACTTTGTAAGTATAAGGGCATCACAGGCGATTCTGGATGCCCCTTGTGCCAGTTCCTATGCTGTCACATAGTTCGGGATTTCCACCCGTTCCACTGGCGCCTTGTAGTTCATCTTGTATGCTTTCCAGTTATCATTGAGATCGAAGAGGTAAGCATACTCTTCGCCACCAAGATCACCAGAAACAAACTCATCGAAGGAAGTGTGAAGAACTTCTACATCTTCTCCACGCTCCGAATAATATAATGGTTGAGGTTCACGATCATTCTCATACTTCAGATAACCTGCGGCATCATGAATATACTCACCGTTCTCATCACGAACAGCAATATCATGATTCCAGGTGCCACGAGTTCTCAGAGATGAGATACCGCCACCATCAATCAGTTCTTGTACATCTTCGCGGTTCTGATAGTGTTCTACCAGAATCTTACCATTGTGGGATACATAACCATCCCAGTGGCAGTAGACGCTAACCACAGTGTGGTCAGGCATTTCGATTCCGATGCGAGAGCGAGTTCCCATGGTGTTGAGTGGTGAACGAGTTCAGTATGGCAGGGGATCACGGAATCCGCAACCCCCTGGTGGACAGTTCAATAACCGTCCATTGCGTCTTCCAGCATGGTCACAAGGCCATCGAAGTCCTCAGACGCAGGAAGAACCGTGATCAGGGTGTTGACCATATCCGCACCGTACTCCTCCCGAAGTTCGTTCAGGTACTCCTTGCGATTGGCGTAACCGTTGTCAGTGTAAATGCTCATGGTGAAAAAAGCAAGTGGAGTGGTCTCTCAACCACGAACACACCATAAGTCAGAAAAGGGTCAGTTGAACCGCTCCTTGTGCCAGTTTGTCTTTTGGCATAAGGACGTCCTCCAGGCGCTTCAGGTTGTTGAAGTCGTTCATGTTGTTCGATTCTGCAAACAAATCATAAATGGGAATTCCATTCACCGTATTGAAAAAACCATAGGAATCCAGTGGTGCTTTGTGCAAGAGATATTTTTTCTCTTCACTTGGATTTTGTGTTTCTTGTACAAAATAAACAAACTTTTCGTCAACGTAGAATTTCATTAATTTAATCGCAGTTGTATACACAATAAGACACAATCACACCTCACGGGTGATCATTGTGACACTTATAAGAGTGGCACATTAGAAGAAAGGATCGTACTCTTTGACTTTAGAATACACCTTTTCATCACCTTCGAGTTCCAATAACTCTTTCCAGTCCATGTCTTCTACATTCAAATCATCATAACACTCAATGTCAAGTGTGACTTGTACCAGGCGCTTCTGTACTAACATGATTCTTGTGCAATGTGTACTAGATTATATCATGCATAATGGCGATATGCAAGGTCTTCGTAGTCTTGCCCGTCGCGTGTGTATTCCTCGTCGAGATCATGTGTGTACTCGTCGAGATCCTGTCCATAATCGTTGCTGTATGTATAGTCGAGATCGTAGTCGTCGTACATAACTCGTCGAGATTGTGTAAGTAACTGTGTGATTATAGCACGATACTCGACGAGATGCAAGCACTAGATGTGTGATCTCGTCGAGAATCTTGTATGTATATATGCGTCTCGTCGAGAATTGTGTGCTTTTGTGCATATTCTCGTCGAGATCTTATAAGAATTTGTAATATTATAAGTCCTTATGGGTATCTGGGCAATTTTCGCGGCGGTGGGGCTTGACAAACTGCGCGTCTTATGGTACGCTCGCTTAGGTCACAAGAACTGAAGGCATTTAATAAGACTCAGAGGCATTTAATAAGACTCAGAGGCATTTAACAGTTTTTTCACAAAATACATAGTTTTTCCACAGTTTTTCCACAATCATATAATCAACACTTATGATTTTAACTCAATTTTAACATAATATATCTTCATTGTACCTGTACCATATAAATCAATAGGTACAATAATCATAGGTACAATTGAAATGAACCCCAGACATGTGGTGCTGAGTGATGTGGAGACACTAGAAGATTTCAGCAAATACGCCATAGACGTAGACGGTAATCTATGGTCACTACAGTACAAGTATCCTAAGCTTCGTAAACCTGTAATGAGTGGTGGGTACCTATCAGTGAAACTGCGTGACGATTATAAGAACTTGAAAACATTTTACATTCATAAGTTAGTTGCACTTGCATTCTTACCTACTGATAACATTGAACGTGGTGTCAGACATAAGAATAAAGATCGTACTGACAATCGATTAGAAAACATCGAATGGATTGTTCGTAAGGATCAAAGAGAACAAGCAAACGATTACATTCTAAATGGTGTGATTATAGAACGTATTCAACAGGTACACAGAGCATGTCAACGTAAGGGTATTCGTGTACCTGACTCCTATGAATTTACAAACATGATGATCAATACTGCATTGGATGAATATATTATCAGATACGGATTAAGAAAGGTGATGTAATCAGTATCTTTGTTTTAATTCATCATTCAGTAATTTTACATAAGCATCGACCTTTGGTGATGATGAATAAAACGTTGCGTCTACAAGTTCGCACAATACATCCTCTGACGGAATGTCTTTAAGTTCTTCCTCAGTCCAGAAGCACAGTGGTAGAATCATCACCAAATCTCCTTATGTCTTTTAACTTCGTGATTACATTTACTACAATGAAGTACACCATCCCAGTCATCATGAAGACTGGTCTCTTTATAATAACCTTCACCACATTTCTCACAATCTTGATTCATGAGATCTACAATAGTATAAAGAGTCAGTTGTTGTTCAGGATTCATGAGATACCAGCAAGGTGTGCCTTGTGTTGATACCATTGATCTTGTGCAATCTTACGAGCATGATCTTCATCTGTTGCCCATACACGATATGATGCAGTCAGAACACCTTTGTTAGTCGTGAAATAGTTTTCATAAGGAACTGTTCCATCTGGATTAGAAGGATAACAACCGATTCCTTCCTCATCAGACACAAACAATTCCCATGCTTTCATGTTAGGAGGAGCATCGGGAACATGATCCAAAGAGTATTCTTCAATGATGGAATCTTGATACAGAAATTGTGCTTTTTCTGCAAGTTCATGAGTTGAATATACACCGATGATGTGATAACCAGAGTATTCACCAGCAGTCAGAATGTAGATAGTTTGAGTCATTGGGGATAAAGAATGTTGAGCATTTTTTGATGAAATTGATCTGCTTCTACTTCACATTGATGAGATTGAGTTGCATCATCAATGTAGTATTGTTTCATGTTCAGAGCATGAGTCACATCATATAAAAGATCAGTCAGTGCCTCAATCTTTTGTGCGTCAGTCATGAGTTTGGTTGTCCCAATCGTTGAATTGATTTATAAACTTGACTTCATTCTTCCAGGCATTTACTGCATCAGACTCATCATCATCTGGATTGTTTTTTAACCAATCATTGATGAAGTGTTCTTTGTCAGTCATCGGTTAGGATTGATGTGGTTGGGCAGTTGAAAGTTGATGTAAGGTCTTACAAGTTTATCCTTTTCATAATCATAGATGGCACTAAAGTCAATCTCTGCCGTTGCATCAACATAATAATCATCACCAGGAATCAAATCAAACTGTGCATTATAACGACGCAGGAGATCCTCAAAGTCCCTCATAAATGCGTCGGTGATTTGTTGTTCTTCGTTAGTCATTTTTGGAACAGGATTTCAGTTTGGTTGCATATAGTTTACGGGCACATTTATATTCCTGTTCAGAATAGTTCCCGTTGTCTATTGTCCAGATTAGTGCTTCCAAAAGAACATCAATTTGTTCATCAGTGAAGTGAAACTCTTTGCGTGTGTTAGTCATTTGTTTGCAAGATAGTTGAGATCGTTTGTGATACGTTGTGCTTCTTCTGGTGACTTACATTCAGATGCAATGTAACTGAAACCATTGGAGAATGTGCGACGAATCTGATTACCTTGTGTAGTATAAGATCCGTGCCTAACAGGAATCTGATTCAGAAGAAAGCGAATCATTAACCTCCACCATACACATAAGATACAACTTCTTCCTTCTCATAAGGAACATTCTCAATTACTTTGATCGCTGCAGTATTGAAATCTTTTTGCATATTTTCTTTAATATAAGCACTCTCGCCAGGTGCAAACCTTTCCATAAAAATTTGTTCGCATCGGGGCATAGATTCCGCTGCGATTACACACATTCCACTGGTGTAATCGTAAAGAACGTCATTGATGATGTAGAGATTCATTTGTTTTGAAGATGAAGAGTAAGAAGAACTTGTCCGGCACCCATAATGTAACCGATCAGAAAGAAAATACCAGTGGCGATGAGCATCAGTCTTCAGGATAAAGTTTCCAGGAGTCAGGATGAATACCTAACTCTTCACATCGTACTTCATAAGCAATACGCTTCAGAAGACGAAGTGGCATGTCTTCGACAGATGTTTGAATGGTGCGGCGGATTTGTTGATTTTGAACGGTGTCAGTGATCATGGAAGTAATTTGGTTGATTTGTCAATTGTAGCACACGGGTCACTGCCCGTTGGTGTATTCTCCAACGATGATACCATTGCAGCGAACCTGAGCATAACCGTACTCTTCAGAGAGTGAGTAGCACAGATCCCAGGCACGATCTTTGTCGGTGGTCGTGTTCTCCCAAGGAGCAGAAGGGCAGATCACGTCGTAGTGAGTCATCATGAGAGTGATGTGTGGCGTTGATTACCTTTGTATTATAAGGGCAGACTGGTGAGGAGTGAAGGGGCCTTGTGACAGTTCTTCAAGTGTCACTCTTCAACAATATAATTCCGAAAAATATTCATAGCATCGTTCCATTCAATGAACTGATTGCTAATTGTTGTAGGTACAAAGCAGACAGTCCATCTTCCTTGATTAGTGGGATTATTCGTTCCGTGAAGAACACCAACATTCACCAGACTTGGACGATTGGTATTTGCCTCATAAAGTAAGGTACAGTCCTTTTCTTCTGCAACAAAATTGTGATGATACTCGCTTGTATTTTCATTTGCCTCTGTGACTCTTTCTTTCACATTATCAGAATGCCACCACTGAATCACACCCTCTTCTGGTCCCCAGGTGACATTGATCTTGGCGTGATTTGTATAGGATGAATGATCAGTATGAATCGGTATCTTTGAATGTGGTGGAGTATAAAAACATTCCTTTAGATAACACTTTAGATTCAGACTATGAAGCCATTTGTCAATCTCCAAATATGGAACTTGATTTATATAATGATGTTGAATTTGATCTCCTTGCTCCTTAAATTTCTTAAGAGGATTAATTTTAAACGGAAGATTCAAATAACGATGATAATGATTAGTCATTGAATCTTGATCTCAGGGTAAGGATTCAATTTCAGATGCAAGATTTAATAGATCATTCTTATCCAGCACAATCAGATTATTCTGTGCATTGTAATGCATGATGTTATTGGACACAATACGCAAAATAGATGCGGTGAGTTTGTTCTCAGTATCTGCACCACCAGTATTACGGGATTCCCAAATGGCATTCATGATATTCTGTGCTCTTTCACTCATTTTTGACTCCAGGACTTTTGCATGTTGAAGTTATTATAACTGAAAACATAGCGATTGACAAGTTTATAAGTACCGTACTCATTTGTCATCACATAACCTTCGTGTGATGTTTCTTTCTCATCAATAAAACACTTGACATCATCACTGACTCGAATAAAAAATGGCAGATCCTGCTTAATTGATTCAACCAATTTCCACAGTCGAATCAGATTTCGATCACAAGTAAAATCATTCTCATCTACTTCAGTCTGACTACGAAAACATGCATTGATCTGTTTCTTAATGACAGATGCTTCTTTATCACTTACAAAAGTACAAGTCATCGCCATTTGTTTGGCGAAATTGCAGACATCTTCAATATCCTCACGATAGGGATTCAGAGAGGCGCTAGGACGTACAAACTTAACGTTAGGGGTATCATTCCATATAGCACGGTCAGGCATTGCCACAGCGTCACGTAGGTCGTTCTCAGCATAATAGCAGGTATGAGGTGCGATGATAATATCTTGCGAAACTACCTCAGGAAACTTGTAAGTGATGGTGTTGGGACAATAAGTATCAGAACCACCAAAACCAATAAAGTCGCACTGATAGACAGACTCTGTGACAGGAAGACAATCAAAACAAGCATGAAGAATAGTCGCAACTTCACCCGTGTGATTCTGATCAATTTCTTCATGAGAATGATTGATTTTGATTTTGATTTTATTGAAGACTGATTTGGTTCCGACAAAAAACTTACCATTGGCAGGATTGGTTCCCCAGACAATAGCAGGAGAACCATCAATTTTGACACTGACAGTAGAATCTGCCGTGAACCAATCCAATACTGAAAGATCTCCAGTCAGAATACTATCTTCAGGATGCTCAAGATGAAGATTTTTCATTTGGAAAACTCAGAGATCAGATAAACGATCAAAATAATCGCAAGAATAACAAAAAGAATCAAAAAACTAATCCAGATGGGAGACAATACCCACCACCAGGACCAGTTAATCACATGGCACAGTTTGAGTGCAATGAACAGAATGGTCAGTGCGCCAGTGAAACCAAGTCCACCAGAAGAAGATGAAGTGTTGTTAGAAGTCATTCCCAATTACCAAAACGTTGTGCCCAAAGAGAATAAGAATGATTTTTGAGATGTTCAAGCATTTCATAACGCTGTCGAATCTCAGAGTTTTCTGGAAGATCATAAATGCACGGAATCGCCAGATCCATCCCATCAAGAGCATGAACCAGAATACTATTCAACAGATCGTGCTCGTCAGCAGTAAACTCCATTGTGACAGGAGTTGTATCATAATAACTCATTGTTGTGGGGGTGGTAGTGTTGGACGATTCATTTCAACGGATTGTTTCTGAATTTGAAACATAATACCATTGAGTGCATTTGCAACAGGAGTAAATCCTATAGTTGCTACAATAATACCAAAGATTGTACCAGAAATGAAGTTAAACATATCATTTCTTACAATTGGAACTTGTGGGAAATGCCTGACAGTATTCTTTATGTGCTTTGTTTTGTGAATAAACTTTCCACAATTCATTATCACGCTGAACTGCCCATGCATTCCATCCAAGAATGGCAATGACTCCAAGATAGATGTAGGTGGTTCTCATCTGAAGTGTGTGCTGATTACTTTGTTATTATAAGGGACACCGAATCTCTTCAGTGCCCCCATTGTGACAGTTTCTAGAGTGTCTTACACCTCTACGATGTCACCATGAGCACGGGCACGATTCACCAGAGTGCCCCAGGAGGTCAGGGAGCACACTTCGGGATCGTTGAGGATACTGAACCACAGTTGTGCGGTAGCATCGTCTTCTACCTCATAGCGATAGACCTTATCGGAACTGTGATAGGACACCAGCACATCATAGGAATCGTTGCCTTCGGCAGAGGGAAGCAGTTCCAACATGCTGACGGCACTCGATTCTTCTTTGGTGAAGGTGCGAGCGATAGCAAAAGGATGACGAGTTTCGGTGATCATAATTTGAGTTTCAAGTGATAGTGCGGATTTGTTCCGCTTGTCAGTAGTATAAGGCCAAAGTCTAGGATCTGGGATCAGAAGTGTGCCACTTAAAAAACTGGCACAATCTCAATGTCTTTACATCCTTGTTGCTTTACCATCTGCTCCCAGAATCCTGCATCTTCAATTGTAAGAAAGGTTGCCACTTGTTTGGAGTAGCACTTTTTCTTTGGTTTTAGATAAATGACTTGGTATTTCATTATGAATGTAAATTTCAATAGGTTGATTATCATTCCAGTGTCGAACTACACCAGCAACAATAAAGCAGTTGGTAATCAAATAAGTCAGAAAGATGACTGTGCGAATAATTGCAATTTTATCAGATTCTCTATCACACTTGGACGCTTTCTCACCCAATGCTTTTGACCACCATCTCCATGCATTTTTATTTTTCATTTATCCGATTGCTTCAATAGTTCTATATCTTTCCATTGACTTGGATAAACCAATAAGCAAACATCTCTTGAGCGTTCATTAAACTTTCTCAAACAAATTGTCACATACTTTTCAGATACAAAGTCAATAAAACCAACATGCTGTTTGTATCTAACTTCTAAACCCTGATAAAAAGCTGTCATACAAATGCAGATTCAAGAGGAGTTTGTTTGAGAGGCATTGCAGAATACGGTGTTGTACTGTTTATACTAACAATGTCCCCAACTGTGCTTGAGTTGATGGGGGCGTGATATACTCTTTTCTTGGAATCGTAGAATCCCCATATTGAGCGAACAGACTTGCCAAGGTTATAATCAAAAGTAGTAGAGTTGTGAATCCAGATGGCAATGTGATTTCTTTTGAACTGTTCAAACTCATAACTATAACCTTTAGGTGGTTTGTGTGGAAATTCAAGATTCATAATATTTTTAATTATTTTTATTCTTGCAAATTAGATTGAGATTGCAATTCTTCTACTTTTTGAGTCAATTCTGCAATATTTTCCAATAAAACCGCACATGATTTTTCAATTTCTTCTTGTTTGGAATTTTTTAAATCTTCAATTTGAGTTAAAAGTTCCCGAATTTTATTCTCTTGTGATTGAAATGTTTTATTATGCGCACTCACAATTGCATCAATATCACGTTGATGAGATTCCGTAATATTTGAGATAATTGTATTAATGTCTTCTTGCTCGGATACTACATCTTCTGATTCTGTTGTGGTAATTACCTCTTCAGTTTCTACTGGTTCCGTTGAAGAAATTTCGTCGGTCATTTTTTTAAGAGATGATACTACTTAGATATTATATGTATCAGTATTGATCATTACAAATCACGTAGTAAATGACTCAACAATACGCGATGTTTGATCATTAGCAAGTGCAAATCTTTGCGCTTTAATAATGTTTTCTTTTAGATCAGAATAATACTGCTCGTAAAATCCATCATCATAAGCAGTGATCAGATCGAAACATTCATTATCGTTCTGTGCAATTACATTCCAAACACCACCATACTCGGAGGAAGGAAAAGGAATATAGTGATCAACAATGTACAAATAAGTCATTTCTTTGTGTAAATTACTCCTTGATTTTAGATGATTGTTTGAGATTTGTCAACTGTCGATAAAGTTCAATATGAATCGGTGCTAAATGTGAAATGAAATGTGATTCATATTCATTGTCTTTGATAAGTTTACGAATCCCTTCAACTTGTTGTATCGCAAACAAAAGTTTAGATATTTGATTCACATAAACTCCATCATGTAATAATCGCAGGTCACTTCCAGTTCTGCTGCTTTTTTTTCAATTTCTTGCACCATGGCATGTTTTGCCTGAGCACGATGATTTTCATAAACCTTACGACCTTCGTAGTAAACTTCTTCTGATTCAAAGTGTTCCATAAAATCGTCAAATGCTTCGATGAATGCTTGTAGATCTTCGTTGTTCATAAATCTATTATACAGTGGTTCCAAATCCAGACTTTGGGCGGTGTGGCGGTGTGGCAACTGGCACAGGAGAAATCACTTCTGCAAACATTCCGTTCAAAATATCATCACAAATTCGATAGTCCTTTCCATCCAATGGCACACGATTCATCTGATAATATCTTACAGCATTGTAAATTAGTTTTTGTTGTTCCAGTGTAAAATTCATGAATGTGCTCCAATAACTTTGGGTAGTCCCATAATAATTAAAAATGTGAGAAGTACCACTACATCCCAACATTTGTTTCGAATCATATAAGGAAGTGCTAGAAGATTTCCAATCATATACAATCGTGCTCCGACCGATGTATCATGATACATTGAAATATAAAATGCAAAGACAATTGTAATACTGGAAAGAACTCTAGCTTTAGATTCCATGTTTCAAAATGATGGAGTCAGTTCATAACGCAGTTCAACCTTTGACCGATCCATTTGTTCATAGATCGAATACAGTTTATTGTACAGTGCAGGAGCACTGCCATAGTCTTTGGCAATTACTCTCTCATCACTCACACTTAAAGTTTGAAGTGCAGAGAGAAGAATACCAATCTCATGAACATTCAGTTGTACAAAATCTTCTGTCATTTTTTTAACTTCAGTCATTCTAATTATACCACATGAAGCAGGCGATTGGGAAAATAGTACAATACCTCTTGTGTTAGAATATTTTGATTATCAAACAAATACTCCAAATATAGAATAGATTCTTGTTCCCGTGCCTCAATCTCATGCGGTTGGTCCCAATACTCATAATCCTCAATCTTATGAGGTCCATAATACATTTTACCACGTTTTTGACGCAAATCACCAAGAACCCACTGACGCAAATGCACCAGTTCATGTAAAAGAGTTTTGATATAAAGTTCTTGATTCATAAAGGACTGAAGTTCAATTAGAAAACTTCTTGGACGTTTATAATCGTCCTCAAAGTCACACCATCCATAAACAAATTCACGTTTCAATCCACGATGCACAATTCGCACATCCAAACGATGACGTGGAAGAAAACGATTCAAAAACCAAGTGGTAACGTCCTCACAGACCCGCTTGCGATAACCGTATCCAGAAGTTTCAATGAAAGATTGCATGACCAATGAAGAAACCAAATGAACGAAGAAATGAAGATGAGTTTGTCAGTCGTTGTCATAATCAGTGTATTGCATCAAAGCATAATTTAGAATGAAGGAAAAAATCATTAAAATAAACCAACAAGAAATAAAAGTCATCAGTTACAAACAGCGTTTCCAACAATACCACCAGTTACCACACCCAAAGGAACAGACCACCAACGATTTGGTACACTTTTGGTTACACCATATGCTCCCAGACCACCCAGAATCGCTCCCAAAGGCGCTGCAGCACATGTTCTATTGTAGTATGGTTGTTGTACTGGTTGTTGTACAGGTGTGGCATATACTGCACCACCATTGTTAGAACGATAATATGTACCAGTTCCACACTGAGTATTGTAAGCATTTGTGTTTACATTTCCCTGCACATAGTTACCATATCGGTCATAGTATCCAGGTGCATAGTTCTCCTGATAAGTACGACAGACTTGATAAATGTTTGTCTGCTGTGCCTGCACAGGAACAGAAAGAAATGTGAGAGGAAGGAGAAGAAGAAGTTTTTTCATTTTTCAGCGAAGATAAAGATAACCACCCGCCCAATCTGCATTCTCAAGCAACCATTCACGTTGCTCAATAATGCGAAGATCATAGCGAACACCCTTGGTAGGAGACTTCCAAGATGCAGACTTATAAACCTGACCAGTCTTCTTATCCACAAAAGCGTGAACACTGCGAGAACCGTTCGCATTCATAATGATCTTGTGATACTTGCGACCCGTTTCAGGATAGAAATCATAATCACAAATACCCTGCTTCAGTTTCTCAATTTGTTCTACATGATAAGGAGCATAAGAAACATCACAACGATCTCCACCGTATTCGGTCAAGTTATGTTGATGGAGTTTGATGCTAGAATCAATGTAGTTTTGACGCAGTGCCTCACAGAGAGCATAGGTGTGCCCCAAAACAGCGGTGGCAATGTCTTTCCGTGCCTCAGCAGCAGCGGCGTAGTCAACGAAGGTGGTAGTCATAAGAGTGTCCTCTCGATTACCTCCATATTATAAAGGGTCTTCCAGCGAACCAGAAGACCCAGTGTGCCAGTTTTTAAAGTGTCCACTCAATCCTCATAAATTCGACACTCTAATGCGTCAGGATTAGCATCGCAATAAAGTTCAAATGCATTTGGATCATAATCATCATCAGGATGATTTGCCTTATATGATTTCAATGCTTGTAATTCTTCTTCTGTATGTCTTCTTGCCTGAGGTGATGTTGTCGGATCATTCAAAATCTCAACATCTTTCTGAATGTGTTGATCTATGTTATCCATTTTTTTGTATAATAGTGATAATATTTATTTTTTCAGTCACTTAATGCACTACCTCTCCAATTTTTTGGAGCTGGAGGATCACACTTTCCTTCAAGAGAACGAACCAATAATTCAGTGAATTTTTCCATTTTATCTGGATGAACCGCAGCAGGATTGGTATTAATTGCCTTTTTCAA